CTATAAAACTAACAATCTTAAAAATACCAATTCTATAAATACAATAGTAAGTTTTTTACTAACTTTAGGAGTGACAATATGGCTTTTCTACAATCGCCTGGCGTTCAAGTCAGGGAAATAGATTTAACAGGAATAGTTCCTTCAGTTGCAACCTCTATTGGTGCAATCGTTGGTACATTCGAAAAAGGCCCAGTGTCTTCTATAGTTAACATCTCATCTGAAGCAGAACTGGTACAGGTGTTCGGTAAACCAAATTCAAGCAATTTTGAAAACTGGTTTGCTGCACAGTCTTTCCTCCAGTACTCTAACCAACTGAAAGTTGTTAGAGCAGAAAGTGGTGTTACAAATGCAATGGGTGATGGCACAGGTGCTTTAATTAGAGATACAGATCATTATCTTGAATCATATTTTGCAGGACAAGGTTCCCTTGGAGAATGGGGCGCTAGAACTGCTGGAACGTGGGGCAACTCACTTGGTGTTTCAGTTTGTGCAACAGGGCAGGCATATACAGCATATCTTGGTGGCAACAATCAAGTTAACCAAGCAGATGTTGCTGTAGGTGACACAACTATTGATGTTGATGATGCTGACGCTTCTGGTGCAGAAATTAACGTTGGTGATATTATTTCATTCACTTCCGATTCAGCGGGTAATACACCTGTTTCTGGTGAAGAGGGTATCGAATACGAAGTAACTGCTATCGCAACAGATACTCTGACAATACGAAGAAAAGACGATCCAGAAGGAAGGGGTCTTAAGACAGCAATTCCAGACGATTCATACATCACCAGAAAGTGGAGATTCTATGATTTGTTTGACGCAGCTCCTGCCCAGTCTGATTGGTCAAGGGAAAACGGTCGTGGTATTGGAGACGAACTCCACATTGTTGTTTATGACACAACTGGTGATATCACTGGTTATGAAGTAGACGTTGCTGGCAATAGAACTAATGCGGTCATTGAGACATATGCTGGACTATCTAAGAACCCAATCGCAAAGACACCTCAAGGTGGAACTAACTATTACCCCACAGTGATCTATAACCAATCAGAGTATGTTTACTGGATGGATCACCCAAGTGCGGGAACAAACTGGGGTACCGATGTTACTGCAACATATACATCTGTAAATCAGCCTATAGTTACAACACTGGGTGGCGGCGCTGACGATTATTCGGTGACCAATGGCGAAATTGCACTTGCATATGACAAGTTCAGAGATACCGAAAGTGTTGACGTTAACCTGATTATTGGTGGATCATCTAGTATTGCAGCCGACACAGAAGCAAACTTCGATACACACGGTACTATGTTGATCGATCTTGCAGAACTGAGAAGAGACGCTGTTGTCTTCATTTCTCCATATCGAGCAGCAACTGTTAATGTAACTTCTACTATTACGCAGACAGATAACGTAGTGGGTGCTGCAGATACACTCCCATCATCTTCTTATGCTGTGATGGACAGTGGTTACAAGTTCATGTTCGACAAGTACAACAACGTTTACAGATATGTTCCACTTTGTGGTGACACAGCTGGTTTGTGTGCTTACACGGACAGTGTTGCAGACGCATTCTTCTCTCCTGCTGGTTTGAACAGAGGTTTTGTACGAGGTGCAATTAAACTCTCTTACAACCCAGATCAAGCAGATAGGGACAGACTATATAGAGCAAGAGTTAACCCTGTAGTTAACTTCCCAGGCCAAGGCGTGGTTCTATTCGGTGACAAGACTATGCTTACTAAACCTTCTGCATTTGACAGAATTAACGTAAGAAGATTGTTCCTGTTACTCGAAAGAGCTATCAGCACTGCGTCAAGGTTCCAACTGTTTGAATTCAACGATGAATTCACAAGAGCGCAGTTTAGAAATCTGGTTGAACCATTCTTGAGAGATATTCAAGGAAGAAGGGGTATCACAGATTTCCGAGTTGTTGCTGATGATACAAATAACACAGGCGAAGTAATCGATAGAAACGAGTTTATTGCAGACATCTTCATTAAACCCGCTCGATCAATTAACTTCATTCAATTAAACTTCATTGCGACTCGAACTGGTGTCGAGTTTAGTGAAGTAGCGGGGGTATAAAACATGGCGAGTATAGACGATTTTAAAGCAAACCTTGTTGGTGGTGGTGCGAGAGCTAATCAGTATCGAGTAACTATCACTACGCCTCCTGGCATTGCAATTGGATTGGACGTTGCTAACGCTTCAATCCTCGCTAAAGCAACCAACCTGCCCGGCCAAACGCTGGGTGAGGTTGCTGTGCCGTTTAGAGGCAGAAACATCTACGTAACTGGTGACAGAGAGTTCGAAACATGGACAACAACATTCTTCAATGACACTGATTTCCAAATCAGAAACGCCATTGAAAGATGGATGAATGGCATGAACGATCTCGCAGAAAACACTGGTGTATCAAATGTTGCTGATTATACAGCAGACTTGACTGTAGAACAGTTGGATAGGGATGACACCGTTCTGAAGACGTATATCTTCAGAAATGCAATGCCTACTGCACTGTCTCAGATTGATCTTGCTTATGATACGAATAATGCAATTGAAGAATTTGAAGTTACATGGAGATTCACACACTTCGAAACAAGTGCTGTAAACTTCTAAAGTCGGTTTTAAAGATTGACTAAATAATACATTATGGAGATATATTAATGGCTGAATTATTCGGTTTTAAATTCGAGAGAATTAAAAACGATAACAACAAAGAGGCGCAGGTAACCTCCCCCGATGATGGTTCTTATGGATCTGATGGGGGAGGTTACTTTGCCCAAATTCTAGATCAAGACGGTAAGAACAATACCGAAATTGATCTCATCAAAAGATATCGAGAAATTGCACAACAACCAGAGGTTGATTCTGCGATAGAAGATATTGTCAACGAAGCAATCGTGTCCGATGAAAGAGATGCGCCAGTTGCTATCGTATTAGACCGACTCCCATACCCAGACAAAATCAAAAAAAGAATTCGAGAAGAATTTGATACTGTCATGCAACTCTTGGACTTCAATGAAAAGGGTCACGACATTTTTCGAAGATGGTACGTTGATGGTAGACTATTTTACCACAAGGTAATCAACGAAAACAATCCAAAGCGTGGCATTCAAGAAGTCAAATATATTGACCCTCGAAAAATTCGCAAAGTAAAAAAGAAGATCCCCAACAAGAACACAACAATTAACTCTCCTCTTGAGAAGATTAAGTTTGAAGAGTTTTTCTTGTACAGTGAAAAGGGTCTTGGTAGTGCTGGGTACGAAAGCAACGCTGGAGTAAAACTTACTACAGACTCAGTGACCTATGTCCCATCCGGTCTTACGGATCACAATAAAAATTTAGTACTGTCTTATCTACACAAAGCAATCAAACCAACTAACCAGTTACGTATGATTGAAGACAGTCTCGTAATCTACAGAATTTCAAGAGCACCAGAAAGAAGAATTTTTTACATTGATGTTGGCAACCTTCCAAAGCCAAAGGCAGAAGCCTACATGAAGGACATCATCAATCGTTATCGAAACAAACTTACCTACGATGCAAAAACTGGTGAGATTCGTGACGATAGAAACCACATGTCGATGTTGGAAGACTTTTGGTTGCCCAGAAGAGAAGGTGGTAGGGGTACAGAAATCACCACTTTGCCTGGCGGTCAGAACCTAGGCGAGATCGATGACATCGTTTACTTCCAGAGAAAACTTTACCGTTCACTAAACGTTCCTATATCTAGATTAGAAGCCGAACAAAACTTCTCTCTCGGTCGTTCAAACGAAATCACTCGTGACGAACTCAAGTTTACAAAGTTTGTTGGACGTGTTCGTAAAAAGTTTGTACCGTTATTCCTAGACCTGTTGAAAACGCAACTCATTCTTACTGGCGTGATCAACATGGAAGAATGGAAAAAGATCAAGGAACATGTTCAGTTTGACTTCCTACAGGATGGTCACTTTGCTGAACTGAAAGCCGCTGAACTTTTGCAGGGACAGATTGAAACCCTACAGTCCATTGAACCTTTTGTTGGTACGTTCTTCAGTAAGTCATGGATTCAGAAAAATGTTCTTCGCATGACAGATCACGAAATCGAAGAAATGAAAAAAGAAATGAAACAAGAACAGGAATCTGACGTTGATGATGGCGGTATAGATATTCCTAACAATGATGGTATTACTAGGGTTCCGTCTTTCGGCGGTGAACCGTTAGACGAACCAAAACCAGAAAATGGAGATAATAATGACAATAGCAGATTTGATAACACAGATCGATAACAAGAAACACGTTGAAGCTGAAGACACCTTGAATAAGGTTATGGCGAACAAAATTTCAGACGCCATTGAAACTCGAAAGAGAGAAGTTGCAAATACGTTTGTTTCTAACGTAACCAATACGGAAGTAGAGGATGTCCCAGAAGACGTTTGATGAGTTCTATTCTTCTTTTGCAGAGAAGGACGAACACAAACAATCCAAAGAGTATAAGAAGTTATCTCCCAAAATGAAAAATGCGGTAGATGATATATTTTCTGTCATGGATAAAAATCCAAACGATTTTTTGGGAAGTATTGAATCCGTAATAAAAAAGACCGCAAAGAAGTATAACGTTCCCGAAAAAGACATAATGAAATATTTCGAAAGAGAGACATTGCGTATTTTATAAATACTCAATACACAACTAGGAAACTAAAATGGCTGTAGTATTACAAACACTAATCGATTCAGATTTCGAACACGTTGTGAAGGTAACCACAACAAGTACGAATACCGCTGCTGAAATTGTGGATGCTTCTGATTTGACCGGAGCAGACACAGACCCCAGACTTTCTATTGTTGGATGTTGGTGGACAGTAGGTTCTCAGACCGATATTTTATTTGATGATGCTGATGCCGATACTGTGGCACTCTCTTTGAATGGAAATGGTAGTTATAATATCGGTAGTCAATCCTTTCCATCGATCCCCAATCCAGAAAATACAGGGGTTACCGGCGACATCAAACTAACTAACTCTAGTGCCTCTGTAGGCACAATCATTCTGAAATTTAGAAAGGTTTCAGGATATGACAACATAAGTTGACAATTATGAATACACTTAAACTCATCACAGAAAGCATCGAAGATGTAGAATACATCACCGAAGCAAAAGAAAACGGCGAAAAGGAATATAAGATTCGCGGCATTTTCATGCAATCAGACATGAAGAACCGTAACGGTCGAGTATATCCTTTTGAAGTTCTCAAAAAAGAAGTCGAGCAGTACAACGAAGACTACGTTAAAAAGAAGCGTGCCTTTGGCGAACTCGGTCATCCAGACGGCCCTACGGTAAATCTCGACAGAGTTTCTCACATGATTACTAGTCTCAAACCCGAAGGTAAAAACTTTATAGGTGAGGCAAAAATCATGGATACCCCTATGGGTAAGATTGTAAAAAGTTTAATGGACGAAGGTGCAACCCTTGGTGTTTCTTCTAGAGGGATTGGTTCCCTCGAAGAAAAGGGTGGTGCAAATTACGTTCGATCAGATTTCAAACTCGCGACCGCAGGTGACATAGTTGCAGACCCTTCTGCTCCGAATGCGTTTGTTGAAGGTATAATGGAAGGAAAGGAATGGGTTTGGGATAATGGTTCTTTGGTGGAAGCGGCAGTTGCTGAGGCAAAGGTTCGCATCGAGCAGAGATCTAGAAGAAACGAGGATTTGCAGGCCGCATTAGAGTTTGCAAATTTCCTCAAAAAATTATAACTTATAAATAAGTTGTAGTATTACAAAACTAACTAGGAGTTTTTCCCATGGCTACTAATGATTTAGACCAGACCATTGAGGAATTGGAAGCAGAAGTACTTGCAGAGCTTGAAGAAGCTGCTACAGGTGCTGATGCCCCTATGAAGTCTGCTGGAAAGGCAGACCCTCAACCAAAACTTAAGAAAGTAGCAGGTGACAAGCCAGAAGAAGACTTAGGCGATCCAGTTGTTGATCCCGAGTCCGAAAAGAAAGGCCCTGCCGCTGCTGCCGACAAAGTTACTAAAGACACCTCTATCCCCGCTAAAGGCGCGGCAGAACCTATGAAAAAGGTTTCTGAAGAGAAAGAGGACGAAGATGACGAGGACGAAGAAGACAAACCTGAAGCAATGTCTAAGGAACAGCTGAAAGCCGCTGTTATGAAGATGGCACAGGAAATGTCTCACGGTTCTAAGAAATCCCTTCAAGCTGCATATAAGATGATGGCGGGTTACGGCGAAGGTGTTGAGTTTGATCCTGCACTTGCGCTTGACGAAAGAATTAAAGACATCACTGTTGCAGAAGATGTGGAAGTTCTAATGAATGCTGATGACAATCTGTCTGAAGACTTCAAAAAGAAAGCTGCCACTATTTTTGAAGCTGCCGTTAAGTCTAAGATTCGAGGCGAAGTTTCAAGACTCGAAGAAGAGTACAAGACTGAACTACAGTCTGCTATCACAGAACACAAAGAAGAGCTCGAAGAGAAGGTTGACACTTACTTGAACTATGTTGTAAGTGAGTGGATGACTGAAAACGAACTTGCTCTAGATAGAGGTTTGAAAGGCGAAGTCGCTGAAGAGTTCATCGCTGGACTCAAGCAACTCTTCGAAGACCACTATATTGATGTGCCTGATGAGAAGTATGATGTACTTGAGGCACAGGCTGACAAAATTTCTCAATTGGAAGAAAAACTTGACGCAACGATTCAACAGGTTGCTGAATCCAAGAAACAAGTTAATCTATACAAGAGAGAAAAGGCCATTTCTGAAGCTACTTCAGATCTGACCGAGACAGAAGTTGAAAAGTTCCGTTCTATTGTTGAAGACGTTGATTTTGAATCTGAGGACGTTTTTGTTGAGAAGTTA